GTGAACACCGTTGGCAAATCGGCATTTGTGGAGGCTGTTGGCCAGCCGAGTGATGATGCATCCGGCTATCTGGATTTTTTCAAAGGAGAGATAGGGAAAACCCATCTGGCTCAGGAGTTGTGGACTCAGATTGATAACGGTCAGCTTGCGCCTGACCTGGCGGAAATCAGAACGTCCATCACGGATGTCAGTAATGAAATCACGCAGACCGTCAATAAGAAACTGGAAGACCAGAGTGCAGCGATCCAGCAGATACAGAAGGTTCAGGTTGATACAAATAATAATCTGAACAGCATGTGGGCTGTGAAGCTGCAACAGATGAAGGACGGACGCCTTTATATTGCGGGTATCGGTGCCGGTATTGAGAATACGCCAGCAGGAATGCAGAGTCAGGTGCTGCTGGCGGCGGACAGGATTGCGATGGTTAATCCTGCGAATGGCAACACAAAACCGATGTTTGTTGGTCAGGGCGATCAGATATTCATGAATGACGTGTTCCTGAAACGCCTGACGGCCCCCACCATTACCAGCGGTGGAAATCCACCGGCATTTTCCCTGACACCGGACGGAAAGCTGACAGCCAGGAACGCGGATATCAGCGGAGCAATTACCGCGAATACCGGCACGCTCAATAATGTCACCATTAACGAGAACTGTGTCATCAGAGGGAAACTGTCTGCAAACCAGATTGAAGGCGACCTGGTGAAGACGGTGGGGAAAGCCTTTCCCCGGAATAACAGTTATGCCAGCGGGACGGTAACCGTCACAGTTTACGATGACCAGGGCTTCGACCGGCAGATTATCATTCCCCCGGTGCTGTTTCGCGGGACGAAACACCAGAATTTCAACAGCCCGAATCAGCAGTCGTACTGGTATTCCACCTGTAAGCTGCAGGTGCTGAAGAACGGGGTTGAGATTTTCCATGAACCGGCAACGGATGTCAGCCGGGTGTTCTCATCGGTGATAGATATGCCGGCAGGGCGGGGTCATGTCACCCTGACGTTTAATGTGTCGTCGGCCGGTGCGAACAACTGGACGCCGACAACGTACATCAGTGATTTACTGGTTGTGGTCATGAAAAAATCCACGGCAGGGATCAGTATCAGCTGACGGTTTATTAACCCGGACGGGCACCTCAGGAGGTGCCTTTTTTATTGACTGAAAAGAAAGAGGTAATCATGCGGCATTTATACGCAACGATATTATTGTTTACTACCCTGCTGGCAGGAATTGCCTTTCCTGCACAGGCTGAAAGCGGACACGGTGCATTTTCCGTGGGATATGCTCAGGTTCACCCGGGCGGCGTACCGGCATTGTCCGGTACCGGTGCGCGTGCAGGTGATTTAAAAGGGATTAATGTGAAATACCGTTATGAGTTCACGGATCACCTGGGCGGCATTGTCGCGCTGAGTTATGCATCGGTGAAGAAAAGTGACACGATGAAGACGGGTGAAAATACCTTCCATTATGAAAGCCTGCGCGGTCGTTATGTCAGTCTGATGGCCGGCCCTGTCTGGCAGCTCAGTGAGCGGGTCAGTCTCTATGGCATGGCCGGGATGGCGTACACCCGCTGGTCTGACAGTGTTCAGGATTACCGGCGTGATGAAGTGAAACCGGGGTATGTGAAGGAGACCACCACCGCCAGTGATGGTCATACTGCGCGTCATCTGTCGCCGGCCTGGAATGCCGGGATTCAGTTCAGTCCCGTAGAGACGGTGGTTATTGACCTTGCTTATGAAGGCTCCGGCAGTGGCGACTGGCGCACTGACGGTTTCATCGTGGGTGTCGGTTATAAATTCTGATTAGCCAGGTAACACAGTGTTATGACAGTCCGCCGGTTCAGGCGGGCTTTTTTGTGGGGTGAATATGGCAGTAAAGATTTCAGGTGTACTGAAAGACGGCACAGGAAAACCGGTAGAGAACTGTACCATTCAACTGAAAGCCAGACGGACCAGCAGCACGGTGGTGGTGAACACGGTGGCCTCTGAAAATCCGGATGAAGCCGGTCGTTACAGCATGGACGTTGAGTACGGTCAGTACAGCGTCATTCTGTTGGTGGAAGGATTCCCGCCGTCACATGCCGGGACCATCACCGTGTATGAAGATTCTCAACCGGGTACGCTGAATGATTTTCTCGGTGCCATGTCGGAGGATGACGTCCGGCCGGAGGCACTGCGTCGTTTTGAACTGATGGTGGAAGAAGCGGCGCGTCACGCTGAGGAGGCGAAGAAGAATGCCGGAGAGGCGGAGACGTCCGCGAGGAATGCCGGCATATCAGCCAGTCAGGCAGAAGAGAGCGCTGCAAATGCTGACACTTCAGCAGGGGATGCATCGGAGTCAGCCCGGCAGGCGGCAGAAAGTGCAGCCGCTGCAAAGCAGTCAGAGGATGCGTCCTCGTCCTCGGCTTCTGCGGCCGCTCAAAAAGCCAGTGAGTCATCACAAAGTGCAGCAGAAGCTGAATTGTCAAGAAAGACGGCAGAAAGTGCAGCCGGTAATGCAGCCAGGGATGCAACGACCGCAACAGAAAAAGCCCGGGAGTCAGCAGAAAGCGCACAGTCAGCGGAACAAAGCAGGATAGCGGCGGAAGAGGCCGTAAACCGCATCCCCACCGTGGTGGGGCCACCCGGACCAAAGGGAGAACCGGGGCCCGCGGGTCCTCAGGGGCCGAAGGGAGATAAAGGAGAGCGTGGTGACACCGGCCCTGTCGGGGCAACCGGCGAACGGGGACCGGGAGGAGATACAGGTCCGGCAGGTCCGCAGGGGCCGAAAGGCGACAGGGGAGAGCGGGGAGAGACCGGGCTGACAGGAAGTACAGGTCCACAGGGTCCAAAGGGAGACACCGGGGCAGCAGGCCCGGCAGGCCCACAGGGACCGAAAGGAGAAACAGGTGTGGCTGGCCCGGTGGGGGCAACCGGACCTCAGGGGCCGAAGGGCGACCCGGGGGAGACGCAAATACGGTTCCGTCTGGGGCCGGGAAACATTATTGAGACAAACAGCAATGGCTGGTTCCCGGATACAGATGGCGCACTCATCACCGGACTGACCTTTCTTGACCCCAAAGATGCCACACGGGTTCAGGGGTTTTTTCAGCATTTGCAGGTCAGGTTTGGTGACGGGCCGTGGCAGGATGTTAAGGGGCTGGATGAAGTGGGCAGTGATACAGGCAGAACAGGAGAATGACATGAACATACTAAAAAAACTTATGCAGCGTCTGTGCGGTTGCGGAAAGCATGATGACCGTGAAAACGGGGAGTTACTTACAGCACAGCTGCGACTGGGGCCGGCAGACATCCTGGAGTCAGATGAGAATGGCATTATCCCGGAGCAGGACAGGGTAATCACGCAGGTGGTGATACTGGATGCGGATAAAAAGCAGATACAGTGCGTGGTAAGACCGCTGCAAATCCTGCGTGCTGACGGGACGTGGGAAAATATTGGCGGGATGAAGTAACCCGACAGCTTCACAAAACCGGAGTCCGGCTCCGGTTTTTGTGTTGCAATGTCCGGGGGATATTTGTTAAGTAGATGATAGAGGGGCTAATTCAACAGGGAGATAAATTAATGCCGATAAATCTGACATCTTATTTGGGGTTACAGGGGGCGAAAGTTGTCCCGGCAGTTGTTTTTTCTAAAATTTAGTCTTGTTGGGGTAAATGACATATGCCATTGATAACATCCAGCATTTCATCAAATGTTGCTTTGCAGAGTATTGAAATATTACGTGAAGCTGCCAGACAAAACCTGATAACGAAAGATATTACTATAAATGGGCAGAAAGTTGGTATTCATTATTATCAACGCCCTGACGTTTTTTTAGTTTCTGGTTGTAAGCTAGTGAATTGGTGGCACTGAAATATATAAAACCATATTAAGTATCAATATGAAAATTCCCGTTCTCCAACCTGGCTTCAACTTTTTTGCCCCTGCTGGATACTCTGCTGCCGTTGCTCCTAATCGTGCTGAAAATGCCTATGCGGATTACGTTTTGGATATAGGCAAGCGAATACCGCTTTCCGCAGCAGATTTAAGCAACGTATACGAAAGTGTAATTAGCGCCGTCCATGACAGCCGTAGCAGGCTCATCGATCAGCATACGGTCGATATGATTGGCAACACTGACTTGATGCGTTGAGCCGATCACAAACATTTCGTGATGCCGTAAGCTATGGCATTCATAATGAGGAGGTACACATTGGTTGCATTAAATACAGAAACGAATACGAGCTTAACGGAGAATCTGCTATCAAAATTGATGATATTCAATCACTAACCTGTAACGAATTATATGGATACGATGTCGGGCAAGAACCAATTCTCCCCATTTGCGAGGCAGGAGAAATCGAGAACGAAGAGCCTTATGTCAGTTTTAGTGTTGCGCCAGATACTGATTCTTATGAGATGCCATCGTGGCAGGAAGGACTGATTCACGAGATTATTCATCATGTTACTGGGGCCAGCGATCCATCTGGAGATAGTAATATAGAGCTAGGACCCACCGAGATTCTCGCACGTCGTGTCGCTCAAGAGCTGGGATGGAGTGTTCCCGACTTCAAAGGATATGCAGATCCAGAACGAGAAGCTCATCATTTACACAGTACTGCTAAAAAATTATTAAGGAAAGCGCGGCACTTCGTATGTAAGAACGTGTCGCGGCTGTCTGATGGACGTTCGATAGCGCGAGTTTGAATGAAAATCAGCCGGAGATGATTTTACATAATTGCTACGGAATTATTCAATACAGGAATTGCTTGTGTATGCATGGATTGACCTGAAATATTCCCGAAAATTTCTCTAAAAAACTCGAAAAAAATGGTAACTAATTGAATGTATTAATATGTAATAGTACGTGTTAGAGATTAAAAGATGAGCATGAATTTATTTAACACATTAATTCTAAAAGATTTTGTCGTTTGTTGACGAAAACAGGAATCGTGTTCGGTCTCTTTTTATCTGTTAAAAGCCAGAAGCATTTCCTTCGCTGACTTTATAGTCAACCATAACACACACTCTACTGTCTGAGTCCAGCGTTTTTTAACATTCTTGTTAAGATTATGTGATCTTTAGCGCGGGAGGAAAATATTGATGAAACAGCCTGCGCCCGTTTATCAGAGAATTGCGGGTCATCAATGGCGACATATCTGGCTTTCTGGCGATATACACGGTTGTCTTGAGCAGTTGCGCCGCAAATTATGGCATTGTCGTTTTGATCCGTGGCGAGATTTACTTATCTCAGTGGGAGACGTTATCGATCGTGGGCCGCAAAGTTTACGTTGTCTGCAGTTACTGGAACAACATTGGGTTCGTGCGGTAAGAGGCAATCATGAACAGATGGCGATGGATGCGCTGGCATCCCAGCAGATGTCTTTATGGTTGATGAATGGCGGCGACTGGTTTATTGCGCTGGCAGATAATCAACAGAAACAAGCGAAAACGGCGCTGGGGAAATGTCAGCATTTGCCCTTTATTCTTGAAGTACACAGTCGCACCGGCAAGCATGTTATTGCTCATGCCGATTATCCAGATGATGTTTATGAATGGCAAAAGGACGTCGATTTGCATCAGGTCTTGTGGAGCCGCTCGCGATTAAGTGAACGCCAAAAAGTGCAGGGAATTACAGGTGCTGATCATTTCTGGTTTGGTCATACACCGTTGCGACATCGCGTGGATATTGGCAACCTGCATTATATTGATACCGGTGCTGTCTTTGGGGGCGAACTGACTCTTGTGCAATTGCAATAATTAAAAATCACCGTACTCCTGTGCAGGTCGCCAGAAACCATCTATAAAATCCTCAATCGGAAAACAACCGCCATGGCGGATCCGTTGATCGCTCATAGAATGAAGACACTGCTGTTCCGTGTTGTAGACATCCACAACAATATCTTCACAACCGCCATCCAGGTAGCAAACAAAAAGTACCAGCGCGAACATTTCATCCCCGAAGTGTGGTGCCGTACCGTTAAGTTTAGGAGAGATTTTACAACGGGGGAATAACCAGGACAAATAACCCGCCAT